TCATCCGGAGCCGGCAGAGTCATGCCTTTCGCCTGGACCCCAGCGGCCCTCGACGACCTTCATCGCCTGTTTGTCAGGGACAACCTGAGCGCGGCCGAGACGGCAAAAGCCATCGGCCCGGGCGTCACCCGCAACGCCGTGCTGGGCAAGGTGCAGCGGCTGGGCTGGCGGCGGCCGGCGCCGCCCAAAGCTGGGCGGCCGGCGGAAAAGCCCAGGCGGGCGCAGGTGCGCCGCCGGTCCCCGTCGCCGTTTTCGCGGGTGATACCCCTGCCGAAGCTGCGCGAAGTCACGGTGATCTCCACGCCCCGGCTGTGGACCGATCGGGGCGAGCGGGAGTGCGCTTTCCCAGTCGGCGAACCCACGGAGCCGGGCCGGCAGTTCTCGTGCTGTGCGCCGGTGCATGGTCGAGGCGAGTACTGCACCGCGCACCGGGCGCTGATGACCCTGGAGGGGTCAGCGCTCACCCTCCACGACGTGGAGATCATCGCCGCCATCGCCCGGAGGGCCGCATGAGCGCGGTTCGCCGGAAGACCAAACCGGCGCTACGCCTCAGGCTGATCGCCGAGGCGGGGGAGTCGCGAGCCGAGGCCCTGGCCCTGACCCAGAGGCTCGACGAGACCGCGCGGCTGGAGATTGCGCGGGGCGGGGACGTGGAACGCGAGGGCGGACGACTCCGACTGACCTCGCGCGATGGCCTGCAGACCCTCTACGAGCGGGGTGGACTGGAGCGGCCGGAGTATGAGGCCGGACTGATCTACCGCCGCTGCTTCGAGGCCCTGTCGGCCGGGCCGCGCTCGAACCTCAACCGGGACTTCTCCACCGGCGTGCTCGGCTTCTCCGAGGCCGGGGCGGACGGTTTCGCGGAGCTGCGGGCCGTGAGGGCCGAGCAGCTGGCCCGCTGGGAGGCGCTGGCGGGGACCGGACGGCGCCTGTGGGTGCTGCGGCTGGTGGCCGGCCAGGGGCGGACAGTCAACAGCCTGGGCAGCGGGGGCTCCGCAAGGCTGGCGAATACGAAGGCGCTGGTGGACGTGCTGCGCGCGATCGCTGTGGAGCGGGGGCTGAGGCGGTGAGGTCGGGACTTTTGACGAGGGCAACCTATGCGAGTTAGCGAATCGTTCTCGGTCGATAGCCGCGCCGTTCCATGCTTAGGTGCCGCCGAACGCGCGGGGACGACTGGTCTATGGACGACGGCGATCGTCAGGCAACGCCTGAAGAAGACAAAATGCTCATGGCGACGTTTCTTCACGTCGCTATGGGCAGCATTCTGGATCCGACCGCTGTTAACAAGTTTGCGGTGTCCAACACTCACACAGGGGCACCCGTGGTGGTGTTTGGATCAGCCGCGCTTGTCGAGATTCCCGGCTTTATACCCCGGACCCCCTACGCAACCGTCGCTTGCGCGATTACCTTGGAGAAGCGCATCGCCGAAGACCTCGTCGTCAACCTCCAGCAAGCGTTCGCTATCACGGAAGACGACATGTCAGAGGCAATCCGGCGAAGCGCGATCCCGTCAGGTCGGGAGAGTTGAGGATGCCGAAGTCGCTGCAAAGGGTCGCGCCAACCGAAGATCACGCGGCGGGCGCTGTTGTGAACGTCGGAATTACCACCGCCGCAGCTCCCCAGTCGCAGTTCAGGCTGCTGATTAGCATGGGAAACCATTCACCTGCGCCGACGCCGTTACCGCGCCAATATCCTGACCACTCCTACGTATCGGTGGTCGCCGTCACAAAGGGCGGCGCAGCCGTGGTCGCCGCCATATCAGTGCTTTCGCTGTTCATGAAATTCGCAAACGGAAGCGTCCTGATTGATCCTGTGGCCTCGGTGTTGCTGCTCGTCGCTTCTGCGGCTTTTTACTTGATCGGGAAGAAGCTGGAAAAGACACCTAAGAAGTGACGCTAACGGGGGCCGTCAACACTTTGGTTGTTCAGATAATTTCGGTATGGGGTCCTATCGCGATCCCCATACTCATTTTCCTTGGCGTCGCCAAATTATCTCACCAGAGCTTGGCGGGGCTCGTTACTCACATCCTCCGGGAGGCCAGAGAGTTTGCGAAGGCCAAGCACAACCCCTTATCGCTCAACTTTCTCGGCGGAATCGTAATCGCGGCAATAATCGCGTTTGTCACGATCCACTCATCGGCAATCGAAACGATACAGCTGTTCCGTACAGTGCCAACCGAGGGCGGTGGCAATTTGTTGCCGGCCTACTTGTTCATGTTGGGCATCTACTTCTTGGTATGCGTCAAGCTTACCTCGGGCCGCTCGCCGCCTTAATCTAGTCAGATGCAGCTTGTGGATCGGGTGCCGACCATCACCTACAGGGTGAACGAGGACATCGAAGATCCCAACTGACGAATCCCATGGACGCCGGCGGCGGTCCTGCGGCACGTTGGCGCCGTTTCGTACCCGTAGGACCGCCATGACCGTGACCGCCGGAAAGTCTTTCGCCGCCGCCGCCCCGATGGGGGCCACGATCCGTGCGGGCGTGATCGGGGGGCTGACGGGCGGGGTCGTCATCTGGGTCTATGAGGCGATCGTCTGGGTGGGGGTCCAGCACCAGATGCCGCTCGCCGGCATTCCAGCCAACGCTACGGGGCTCGTGTTCGGCAAGGCGTTCCAGGCCTCGCTGGGATTGGGCGCGCACGTGCTGGGCACGGCTATCCACTTCGCCTTCGCCATGGCCTGGGGCGTGCTGTTCGCGGTGATCTGGCCGTTCTTCCGAAAGAGGGGTTGGGAGGCGACGCTTCTCGCTCTTTTCTACGCGGTGTTCGCCTGGATCGTGATGCACGCGGCCATCGCCGCGGTGTCGACCAGCCACCCCGACTACCTGGACCCGGCGGTGATCATCGGCGGGTTCATGTCGCACATCTTCTTCACCGTGCCGCTGGCCCTGGTGGTCAAGCAGCGGCTGGCCGAAGGCTAGCCGCGACGCCGCCGAGGGCGGCGCCTTTCAATCGAGGATGTCCCATGACCGACTGGCGCGATCGCCGGCTGGGCACACGCGCGCGCCCTTGGATGCCGCGCAAGAAGGACCGAAGCCAGGGATCAGATGCCGCCGTGAAGAAGGCCACTCCACCCGCCGCGCCGCTCATCATCACGGTCGCTCTCCGCCAGACCGCCCGGGACCATGCCGAGGATGCGTTGAAGACCCTGGCGGAGCTGCTCAAGGGCGCCTCCAGCGAACACGTCCGGGTGTCGGCGGCCAACGCCATCCTCGACCGCGCGCTCGGCAAGCCCCTGCCCGGATCCAAGGCGGCGGAGGAGGCGGTCGCCGAGGAGGAAGAGGAGGAGGGGCCGCTGGATGTGCGATGGCTGAACAGCGAGGACTGATCCCCTACTTCGCCCGGCCGCAGTTCATTGAATTCCATGACCGCGAGCAGCGCTGGGCGTGCGTGGTGGCGCACCGGCGAGCGGGCAAGACGGTGGCGGCGATCAACGACCTGATCTACGCGGCCACGGCCTGCGAACTCGAGGAGCCGCGCTTCGCCTACGTCGCGCCCTTCACCAGTCAGGCCAAGGACGTCGCCTGGAACTATCTGCTCCAGTACACGGCAGTGATCCCGGGCGCGCGGGCCAGCGTGTCGGAGCTGAAGGTCGACCTGCCGAACGGCGGGCGCATCCGGCTTTACGGCGCCGACAACTACGACCGCCTGCGCGGAATCTATCTGGACGGGGTGGTGCTGGACGAGTTCGCCGACATGGACCCGCGCGCCTGGTCGGAAGTGATCCGGCCGGCGCTGGCCGACCGGCAGGGCTGGGCCGCCTTCATCGGCACGCCCAAGGGGCGGAACGCCTTCTTCGAGCTCTACGAACGGGCGGCCGCCTCGCCGGAGTGGTTCGACCTGAGGCTGAAGGCGTCGGCGACCGGGCTTATCGAGGCGGAGGAACTCGAAGCGCTGAAGGCCGAGCTCACGGCCGACGAATATGCGCGGGAGATGGAGACCAGCTTCGAGGCCGCCGTCGCCGGCGCCTACTTCGCCGCGGCACTGACGGCGGCGGAAGGGCAGGGGCGGATCGGCAGGGCGCCCCACGATCCGGCGGCGGAGGTGCATGCGGCCTTTGACCTGGGAATCGCCGACTCCACGGCGATCTGGCTGGCGCAGTTCGTGGGCCGGGAGATCCGGCTGATCGACTACATCGAGAATTCCGGCGTGGCGCTGGACTGGTACGCCCGGGCCCTGCGCGAGCGGCCCTATGTCTACGCGCCCCTGATCCTGCCGCACGACGCCATGGCGAGGGAGCTGGGCACGGGCCTGAGCCGGGTGGAGATGCTGCAGGGCCTGGGCTTCTCGGTGCGGATCGCCCCGCGCATCGGCGTGGCCGACGGGATCGAGGCGGTGCGGCGGCTCCTGCCGCGGACCTGGATCGACGCGGGCCGGTGCGAAGCGGGGCTTCGAGCGCTGCGCGACTACCGAGAGAAGAGCGATCCGAAGCGCCGTGTCGCCCTGGGGCCGCTGCACGACTGGACCAGCCATGCGTCCGACGCCCTGCGCTACCTGATGACCGCCTACGAGGAGCCGGAAGCTGCGCGCAAGGCCGCCGCCGGTGGCCGGGGTCAGACCGAAGGATGGATGCGATGAGCGACGACTATGCCGACGAGTTCTATGGCGACACCGACCTCAACAACCTGCCGGGCTATCCGGTGGACGGCGCATCGGGCTGGCGGGCGGGGGCCTTCGGCTCGGGTGGGGGGCTGCTGGGTCTGATCAGGGTATCGAATCCGGCCAGGGGTCGAGACGATTCCATGCCCCCCGCCTACATGCCCGACGGTCATGGCGGCGTGAAGTTGCGGCCAGGCTTCGCGGCAACCCATCCCAAGGGGCCGTTCGACTTCGGGGGCATGTCGAAGGAGATCGATTGGCCCGGCGTGGCGCTGGACCTCGGCTCCATCGCCGCCAGCGCCGTACCGTTGGCGGGGGGAACGGCGTTGGATGTGCTCAAGGCGATGCCAGGGCTGGGAGTCGACACCTTGCGGGAGTTGCATCACGACGCCCGGCGCCGGAAGGGCGGAAGCGAGTCCTGACGCCGGGATCAGACGGAGGCGGCCTGTTCCCCGGGGTTCTGCTGTTCCAATTGGCGCGCCGCGTTGAGCTGTCCGAGGCCTTCGCCGATCAAGAGGGCCGCCACGCCGACGAAGAACATGACACCCCAGGACGGCGCGTACCGGTTCTGCTGCAACAGGACGTAGCCGCACCCGATGAAGACGAGCGCATAGGCCATGACGCCGAAGGCCTTGCTGCGAAGGCGCTGGGCCAGTGTTCGCTCACGTTCCGGGTGAGCCTTGTTGTATCGGCTGCGGAAGTACAACGCGGCCAGAAGGATCGCGAACCCGGCAAACAAAGGCGACAGGAACAGCAGTCCCGTCAGCGTGTCCTTGTTCATCGCGTCCTCCCCGCGTCGACGCGGCCGATGCTAAGCAACTTTGACTGTGCGCGCGAGCCCGTACAGTAGCGCTTGGTTCGAACAAAACAAGAACAAAACCTTGACGACTCGGGCAGGCGCCGCTAGGATTTTCATAGTCCCGAGAGATATGTCGCCGCGGCGGCGCATCGGGATTTCCGACCGCGACATCCCAATCGCCCCGGCCCCTCCATTGGCCGTGAGCGGCGCGTTACTCGCTGGGAGACGCGGCCGGGGCAAACCCATACGCAATGCTTATCATCCAGCCCGCGGAGGCTTCGTGGACGACCTTCTGAAAGAGGCGAAGGAGGCCTTCGAGCTGTGTGTGGCGCACGAGGCGGAGAACCGGGCGCAGGCGCTCGACGACATCCGCTTCGCGCGCCTGGGCGAGCAATGGCCGGCGGAGGTGAGGAAGCGCCGCGAGCTCGATGCGCGGCCGTGCCTGACCATCAACCGCCTGCCTGCCTTCATCCGTCAGGTCGTGAACGACGCCCGCCAGAACCGCCCGGCCATCAAGGTGCACCCCGCCGACGACGCGGCCGATCCGGCCGTGGCGGAGATCATGAACGGCCTGATCCGCAACATCGAATACATCTCGGACGCCGACACGGCCTACGACACCGCCCTCGACTGCGCGGTGACCTCCGGGCTGGGCTACTTCCGCGTCAACACGCGCTACGCCTCGGACGACGGCTTCGACCAGGACATTGTCATCCAGCGGGTGGCCAACCCGTTCTCGATCTTCGGGGACCCCTGGTCGACGGCGGCCGACAGCGCGGACTGGAACCTGGCCTTCGTGGTCGACTCCATGAGCCGCGACCGGTTCAAGGCCAGGTACAAGGGCGCCGACAAGGTGGACTGGGACGCGCTGGGGTATGCGGGCCTGGCGGCGCCATGGCTCGACGACGAGCGGATCATGGCGGCCGAATACTGGACGCGGCGGCCGGTCAAACGGCTGATCCTGGCTCTGTCGAACGGCGAGACCGTGAGCGAGGACGTGTTCCGCGCCAACAAGGCGATGTTCGAGGCGTCCGGGATCAGCGTGATCGGCCAGCCGCGCGAGGCGATCAGCTTCGAGGTCAAGCAGCACCTGCTGACCGGCGCGGAGGTGCTGGAGACCGTCGACTGGGCCGGCAAGTACATCCCGATTGTGCCGGTCTACGGCGACGAGGTGAACCTGGAGGGTCGGCGTCATCTGCGCTCGCTGGTGCGCGACGCCAAGGACCCGCAGCGGATGTTCAATTACTGGCGCACCACCTCCACCGAGCTGGTGGCCCTGGCTCCGCGGGCGCCGTTCATCGGACCTAGGGGCGCGTTCAAGACCGACTCCGACAAGTGGGCCACCGCCAACGTGGAAAACCACGCCTACATCGAGTTCGACGGTCCGACGCCGCCGATGCGCCAGGAATTCGGCGGCGCTCCCGCTGGAGCACTTCAAGAGGCGATGAACGCCTCGGACGACATCAAGTCGATCCTGGGCCTTTACGACGCTTCGCTGGGGGCTGCCTCGAACGAAACCTCGGGCCGGGCGATCCTGGCGCGGATGCGGGAGGGCGACGTCTCGACCTTCCACTTCGTCGACAACCTGTCGCGCGCCATCCGCCACGCGGGGCGGATCCTGATCGACCTGATCCCGAAGGTCTATTCCGAGCCGCGCATCCTCAGGGTGCTGGGGCCGGGCGGGGAGCCGTCGACGGTGGCGGTGAATCAGGCGGGGCAGGGCGATCCCAACCTGCGCGTCTACGACCTGGCGGCCGGCAAGTACGACCTGACGGTGGAGGCCGGGCCGAGTTTCACCACGCGGCGCGAAGAAGCCGCCAACCAGATGATCGAGCTGATCCGGGCCTTCCCGGAAGCCGCGCCCGTGCTGGGAGATCTGCTCGCCAAGAACCTCGACTGGCCGGGCGCCGATGAGATCGCCGAGCGGCTGAAGACGCTGTTGCCGCCCCAGCTTCAGGCGGGGGCGCAGGCGGCGGGCCCAGGGCCGCAGGTGCAGGCGCTGCAGCAGCAGCTGGCGGCGCTGCAGGCGGACAAGACCATCCAGAGCCGCAAGCTCGACATCGACCAGTACCGGGCCGAGACGGAGCGGATGGAAACGGTGAACAAGGGAGCGGCCTAGGAAGCCTTCTCAAGTTCGGGGCCGACGGCCAAGGCGGACAACCGCTCGGCGATCTGTCGCCATCGGTGTGCGATTTCGAAGGCCATTTCGCGTTCAAGCCCAGCCAAGTGCGCGCCCTCCCGCTCGATGCATTGAGCGCGATAACGACAGGCCTCCACGCGCAGGATGAGCGCGTCCAGATTTTGTTCGTTCACGACAGTCCCCACCGAAATGCTGGCGGCGACTTGAAGGATTCAGCTTCGCCGTTCCATCGGGTGGAATCCCTAGATCATTTGGCCACTGCACACCGCCGACAGCCTTGCTCACCGTCCTGGCGACGGGCTGACGAACCGCTGGCCCACTCCGGCGTCGACGGCGGCCTGCATGGCGGCGGGGTCGTAGGCCTCGCCTTCCGCGAGCGGGGGCAGGACGATCACGGTGATGGTCCCGTCCGGAGCCTGCTGGTAGGCGGTGGGGCAGCGCTCGTCGGTCTCGCCGATGTCGATGTCGCGGTCCGGCGCGATCAGCCACATACGCTTGCCGACCATGGCCCAGATCGTGCGGCCCTTGAACCAGGAGTCGGCCGCCCAGCGGCGGAGTTGGCCATGGACAGGCTCGCGCCGCCAGGCTGTGGGATCGGCGGGGTCGGCCCGGGCAATGATGCGGGCGCCGTTGTCGTCGATGGTCATGACCACCTTGCAGCGGTCCGGACGGACGGCGTCGGGCATGGTGGGACTGATCAGCCAAAGGCACTGGAAATTGCGGCAGGACTGCGGGTGCGAACCATGAATGGAGCAGCCGACGCCGGCCTTGAAGTGCACGCACCACTGGCCCATCGGCTTCTGAAGCTCGTCGATCCTCATGACCTTGCAGCAGAGGCCGCAGGAGCCGCAGGAACGGGGCTGGGTGGACATTCGGATTACCTCAATGACTCGGCCGAAGCCGGGCGCGGGGCGACACTAGCCTCCAATCCAACTCCCTAAAACCGAGGACACCATGAGCAGACCCGACGGGGCCGCGGACGCGGCCGCGGATGACGACGTGCGGCCGGACGAGATCCAGCCGGAGGCCGAAGCGCCCGATCCCGGCGAGCCTGTCGAGGTCGAGTTCGAGGGGCGGACCTACGCCCTGCCGGCCGCCCTGAAGGGCGCGCTGATGCGGCATGCGGACTACACCCGCAAGACCCAAGCCCTGGCGCAGCATCGCCAGGCGCTGGAGGGGGCGCGGGAGGCGATCGGGCAGGCGGCGGCCCAGGTCGCGGGCAATGTGCGCGAGCACGGGCGGGTGGCCTTGCTCGGCGACCACATCGACCAGCTGTCGCAGCTGGACTGGCCGGCCCTGCAGCAGCGGGATCCGGCCCAGGCCCAGGCGCTTCTGCACCAATTCTTCCAACTGAGGCAGGCCCACGAGATCGCCGCGGGCCGGCTTGAGCGCCAGGAGGCCGCGGCGGCCTTCGACCGGCAGCGTGAACACGCCAGGCGGGTCGAACAGGGCCATGCGATGCTCCAGCGCGAAATCGACGGCTGGTCGCCCGAACTGGCCGGCAGGCTGGCGCAGTACGCCGCCGGCCAGGGGATCACGCCTGAGGAACTCAACGAGCTCAGCGACCCCCGGCTGGTGAAGATCCTGCACCACGCCTGCCTCGGCCACGAGGCCCAGCAGCAAGCGTCAGCCGCGCAGCGGCTGGCGAAGGCCCAGGCGGTCCGCCCCGCGATCGAAGTGGGCGGGACCGGCGGGGCCCCTACCGATCCCAACCGCATGTCGACCGACGACTGGATGAGACACCGGCGCGGTCAACTCCGTTCAAAGGCCCATAATCGATGACCAACTCGCTCCTCACTCCCCAGCAGATCACGCGGGAAGCCCTGCGCGTGCTGCACAACAAGCTGACCTTCATCGGCGCCATCAACCGCCAGTACGACGACAGCTTCGCCAAGTCGGGCGCCAAGATCGGCGACACCCTTAAGATCCGCCTGCCCAACCAGTTCACCGTGCGCTCGGGCGCGACGCTGGCGGCGCAGTCCGTCAGCGAGCAGAGCGTCTCGCTGCAGGTCGGCACCCAGAAGGGCGTCGACATGAACTTCTCGTCGGTCGACCTGACCCTGAGCCTGGACGACTTCTCGAGCCGCATCCTGGAGCCGGCCATGGCCGTGCTGGCGGCCTCGCTCGAGGCCGACGCGGTGAGCATGTACAAGGAGGTCTACCAGCAGGTCGGCACGCCGGGGACCACGCCCAACACCCTCCTGACCTACCTGCAGGCCCGCGCCCGGCTGAACAACAGCCTGGCGCCGATGGACGCCAACCGCACGGCGCACCTGTCGCCGCTGGCCACGGCGACCATCGTCGACGCCCTGAAGGGGCTGTTCCAGGACAGCTCGGCCATCCGCGAGCAGTACCGCGAGGGCTCGATGGGCCGCACCGCCGGCTTCGACTGGTATGAAAACCCGCTGGTGCCGACCCACACCAACGGCAACACCGTGGCCGGCGTTCAGGTGAACGGCGCGGGCCAGACCGGCGCGACCCTGAACATCAAGGGCGTGGCCAACACCGACACCTTCACCAAGGGCACGGTGTTCACCATCGCCGGGGTGTTCGAAGTCCATCCGGAGACCAAGGCGGCGACCGGGCGGCTGCAGAACTTCGTGGTCACGGCCGATGCGACCATGAGCGGGACCACCGGCTCGATCGGGATCAGTCCGGCGATCGTCACCTCGGGGGCGACCCAGAACGTGGCCGGCTCGCCGGCGGACTCGGCGGCGATCACCTTCGTGGGCGCGGCCAACGGCGCCTACGAACAGGAGCTCGCCTTCCACCGCGACGCCTTCGCCTTCGCCACGGCCGACCTGGTCATGCCCAAGGGCGTCGATTTCGCCGCCCGCGAGGTCTACGACGGCGTCTCCATGCGCATCGTGCGGGCGTACGACATCAACAACGACGCCTTCCCGTGCCGGATCGACGTGCTCTACGGCTACCAGACGATCCGCCCGCAGCTGGCCTGCCGCGTGACGTCGTAGGTAACCCGTGCGGCGTCAGGAGGAGCCTCCCGAGCGCTTCCTGACGCCAGTTACCACCACCCCCTCCCAACCCTCCCCCATCGAGGGGGAGGGCGGCACTTTCTTTTCCAGCGGACAACCCATGACCATCGCGAGCTACAGCGACCTGAAGGCGGCTGTGCCGAACTGGCTGCGCCGGGCGGACCTTGAGGCCATGGTCCCGGACTTCATCATGCTGGCCGAGCGGGAGATGGACCGCACCTTGCGGACCGCGCTGCAGCTCGGCGAGGCGAGCGTCACCATCGACGCCGAGTTCATCGCCGCTCCGGCGGGCCTGCGCATGGTGCGCAGCTTCCGGCTGACCGGCAGCCTGGGCCGGCTTCTGCGCGAGGTGACGCCCGAGCAGATGGCCCAGCGCAAGGCCGCGCCGCACGCGCTCGCGGCCTCGCCGCGGGAGTTCACCGTGGTCGGGGCCCAGATCGAGGTCTGGCCGGTTCCCGATAGGGCCTACAGCGCGGTGATCGAACTGCAGACGGGCATCGTTCCGCTGTCCGACGCCAATCCCACGAACTGGATCCTCGCCGGGCATCCGGACGCCTACCTGTTCGGCGCCCTGGCCGCCGGCGCGGCCTACGCCAAGAACGACGAGCGGGCGGCGGCCTATCAGGCGCAGTTCGAGCGCGTGCTGGGAGACATCCAGGAAGCCCTGCGCACCTCCTACGACCGCACCTTGCGGACCGACGCAGGGCTGCAGCCCGCCGGACGATCCTTCAACTTTCTGACGGGAGACGCCTGATGGCCGACGCCACCACCGCCTACGCCGGCCTGACCAAGCCCACGGTCGGCGCCGACAGCAACAGCTGGGGGACGCTGCTCAACGCCGACCTCGACATCATCGACTCGTTCCTGCGCAACATCGTGCCGTCCGGGACGGTCTTCTCCTTCGCCGGGAGCGCGGGACCGGGCGCGCCGGCCGGGTTCCTGTTCTGCGACGGCTCTGCGGTGAGCCGCACGACGTACGCGGCACTGTTCGCGGCGATCGGCGTGACCTGGGGCAGCGGGGACGGATCCTCGACCTTCAACCTGCCCAACCTGGCTGACCGGTTCCTGGCCGGGACCGGAGCGAGCGCCCTGGGCGCCGCCGGCGGGGCGGCGAGCGTAACGCCGAGCCTCACCGTTTCGGTGGGCGGGACGGCCCTGACCACCGACCAGCTGCCGGCGCACAGCCACAGCGCGACGGACAGCGGGCACAGTCACGGGCTGTCGTCGAATTCCACCGGCGCCAGCATCACCGACGGCGGCCACCACCACGCCAGCATCGACGGGCAGAACGCGACCGGCGCATCGTTCCCGGCCGGGTCGAGCCTCTATCCGGTGGCGGGGACCTACGGCGACGTGATCGGCTCGGTCACCTCGACCGACGGCGCCAACCTGACCTTCAACGACCCGTCCCACAGCCACACCGTGGCCTCGGGCGCCGCCAACGTGACGATTGGCGATACCGGCCTCGGGAATACGCACACCCACTCGGCGACGGTGGGCGGCTCGGTGGCGACCCTGCCGCCGTTCCGGGCGGTGAACTTCATCATCAAGACCTGAGATGCCCTATCTCACGCTCGCCCTGCCGGCCGGGGTCTTTCGCAACGGCACGATCCAGCAGGCCAGGGGCCGCTGGCATGACGCCAACCTCGTGCGCTTCCAGCAGGACGAGGTGAAGCCGATCGGCGGCTGGCAGTTGCGCTCGCCGGGGGCGGACCCTTTCGCCGGGGCGGCGCGTTGCGCGCTCTCCTGGCGCGACAACTCCAACAACCGCTGGATCGCGGTGGGCACGAGCTCGCACCTCTATGTGCAGGACGAGAGCGGCGCCAACCACGACATCACCCCGGCCGGGTTCACGGCGGGCCGCGACGACGCGGGACTGAACCTGGGCTACGGGGGCGGGACCTACGGCGTCGGCTACTATGGGGTTCCGCCGCCCAACGCCACCACCTATCTGCCGGCCACGGTGTGGTCGCTGGAGGCCTGGGGCGAGGACCTGGTCGGCTGCTCCGACGGCGACGGCAAGATCTGGCAATGGAGCCTGGATCCCGGGACGGCGGCCGCGGCCGTGGCCGGCGCGCCGACGGGATGCGCGGGCTTGGTGGTGACGCAGGAGGGCTTCCTGTTCGCGCTCGGCGCCGGCGGCGATGGGCGGCGCATCGCCTGGTGCGACCAGCAGGACGACACGACCTGGACGCCCGACGCAACCAACCAGGCCGGCGACTACGACCTGCCGACCGCGGGCACGCTCCAGTGCGGCAAGGCCCTGCCGGCCGGGGCGCTGATCTTCACCGACGTGGATGTCTGGCGCGCGTCCTACATCGGCGCGCCGCTGGTCTACGGCTTCGAGCGGGTAGGGGCGGGCTGCGGCCCGATCGCCAAGGGCGCGGTCTCCACCCACGACAGCGCGGCGGTGTGGATGGGGCAGGGGCCGAACTTCTGGGCCTTTGACGGCCAGGGCGTGCAGCCGCTCGATTGCGACGTGCTGGACCACCTGTCGGACATGAACGCCAACCAGGCGTCGAAGGTCTCGGCCGTGCACCTGGCGACCCTGGGCGAGGTGTGGTGGCTCTATCCCTCGGGTTCCTCGCTCGAGAACGACCGCTACGTGGCCTGGGCCTACCGCGAGAGCCAGCGCCTGGGCCGCAACGTCTGGACCGTCGGCCGGCTGGCGCGCACCTGCGGCACCGGCAAGGGGGTGACGCCCAACGCCCTGATGGTCGATCCGGCCGGGCGCCTGCATGAGCACGAGACCGGCCTGAACTATGACGGGGCGCTGCCCTATGTGGAGAGCGGGCCCATCGAGATCGGCCAGGGCGAATATATGGCCGAGGTGCAGCGGATCGTGCCCGACACGCTGCAGGACGGGAGCCTGACCGCCACCCTGTACGGCCGCCTGTGGCCGGACGGGCCCGAGGTCTCGTCGGGCGCCCTGGCCCTGACCAGCCCGACCGAGGTGCTGTTCCAGGCGCGGGAAATCCGGGTGCGCTTCACCACCGCCGCGGCCGCTGTGACCGGCTGGCGGGTGGGGGCGATGAAGCTCGAGCTGATCCAGGGGGACCCACTGTGAGCCTGAAGCTTCCGCTGGCGCCGGCGGCCTACGACAAGGGCGACCAGGCCCAGATGCGCGGCGCAGTCGAACGCGCCGACCAGCAGAACCGCAAGCGGCGCGAGGACCTGGTGCTGGCGCCCGGCGAGCGGCTGGTGTTCTACGACGAACACGGCGCCGAACAGCATTTCACCGGGGCGGTCCTGGGCGGCCTCGTGCGGTCCGACACCGCGCTGCAGGGCCTGTCGCCGTCCGAGCAGGCCAACGCGCGGGCCAACATCGCCGCCGGGTCGACCACGGGAACGCCCGGCGGATCCGATGGTCAGGTGCAGTACAACAACGCCGGCGGCTTCGGCGGCTTCACCTTTGGCGGCGACGCGACGCTCGACGTCTCGACCGGCGCCCTGACCCTCAATGCGGTCAACGCCGACGCCGGGACCTTCGGCGATGGGACGCACGCGCCTCAGTTCAGCGTCGACGCCAAGGGGCGGATCACCGGGGCGGCGAATGCCGCGATCGCCTTTCCGGTCGCATCGTTCAACGGCCGCACCGGGGCGATCGGCCTCACGTCGGCGGACGTGACCACGGCGCTGGGCTATGCGCCGGGCGCGGTGACCAGCGTCGGCCTCTCGGCCCCGCCGATCTTCACCGTCTCGGGATCGCCCGTGACCACGTCCGGGACCCTGGCCCTGGCCCTCGCCGGCCAGGACGCCAACACCGTGCTGGCGGGGCCGACGTCCGGCGCGGCCTCGGCGCCGGCGTTCCGGACCCTGGCCAGCGCGGACCTGCCGCTGGGGTCGACGACCCAGGCCGGGGCCGTGAAGGCCGACGGAACCACCATCACGGCGAGCGGCGGTGTGATCTCCGCCGCGCCGCAGAGCGGCAGGCTGATCGCGGTCCGCTATTTCACGAGCGGGACAGGCGCGACCTACACGCCCACGGCCGGGACGAACTCGGTGGTGGTGGAGTTGCAGGCGGGAGGTGGTGGGG